TTCTGCATATTTTAATTGTTCCATAGTGTAAAGTTATAAAAAAAAATTAACATAACAAAAAAAAGGGTAAGAAATTAATCCTACCCCTTTCAAACAAAGAACAATATACAAGAAAAAATCAAGTAATCTTTTTCAGCTTGTCGCTGTAATCGTTTATCATATCTTCTAATTCGTAGTTTGTAAACTTGACTATTTCTTTACTTTGTAAATATAATACATTTGCAAGTTCCGTACCTAAAAAAATAGAATATTTATATTGTTCTCCTGCTCTATATACATTACAAGCTACACATTGAGGTTTTACATTACGTTCATCCCAACGAATAGAATAATGTTTCCTACTCATAAAGTGTCCCGCTTGAATTTCTTTCCAATGGAACGTCTTATTGCAAGTAACACAAGTACAATATCCATTGTTGTCCGCATTGCTTCTTCTTATGTATTGACTAAATACCGTATCAAGTTTCTTAACTAGTTTACTTCTTGTAGGTTTTTTAGCTGTTTTAGGCATTAGTCAAATCCTTCTCATTCATATGAGCCTCTAATATATATCCATCTAAAGGATTAATTACAGAGATAGCTCTATATATCTTACGACTCATTGTTTTTACTTTCTTTTTTTCAGATACTGTTGAATCAATACCTAATGTAGTGTACATATAAGCATCTTCCATTAGTAGTTCATCAACCTTTCTTTTAACAGACCAAGTTTTATAACTTTGTATCTTTCTAATTTTTTCTTCTGTAATCATATTATTTTTTATAAAAATATAAATTCTTTAAGAATTATTTATAATAGCAAATAGTTAATTTCCCACTACCCACCAAAGTTACTTCGTTTTTTTTTAAAAATCAATACTTTTGGTAAATAAGTTATAAACACTATCTTCCTTGACCACGATATTTCTTAACGTAGTTTTTAGAAGTTTTTAATTGTGATTGCTTGTTTTTACTATGGATTCCCTTACGTTTAACTTTAACGTTTTTATAGTTAATAACTATTTGCTTTGCCATTACTTTACTTTATCTTTTATTTTTTCGTAAGTCCTTAAACCACCTAAACCCAACATTCCTAAAAGAACAGTCATAAGATGTTCCATTTGTAAAGCAGGTGGTATATTTTCAGGCTTTAATGCCCATATAAACAAATCACGTATAACAAAATTATATGCTAAAGCTACACCACATACCCATCCTATAAATGGTCTCCAACCTGCAACAAATACCGTTCGGTGTCCTGCTTCTATTTCGTTAATTTTTGTTTGTATTTCTAAAAGTTGATTAGGGTCTAATTCTTTACCTTTAATAGCTTCACGTATTTCAAAAGCTAAATTACCTGCAACTGATTTTCTACCATCTCCGCCTTTTAATAAACCTAATAACAATTTCCACATAAAGTATTTCCTACGGTATTAGTAAGTCCAAACAGAGTTTGGTTTTGAATCGTCTGTATCTGCGTGTATGAATCCTTTTGCAACTCCAATACGTTTAAATCCTGCTCTAATAAGTGCGTTAAGTATAATGTATCTTTCGTTCCCACTACCGACTGCGATATCTGCTGCAACTCCAATAAGGTGGCTTGAATTTGGTACACCCCCAACTGCTTTATTGTGGTCTGCTGTTCTGTAACCACTTGTGATTTTAAAGGGTATTCCTGCAAGTTCCCTTGCGTGTTCAAGTTTGGTAAGAAACTGTTTATCCATATTAACACCTGAATTAGGTAAATCAGGACTGTCAAACTCTGATAGGGAAAAGTAATTAAGATTCATACAAATAAGCTATAAATTATCTTCCAAAGTACAAAAAATAAAATTGTTCCAATAAAGATAACTTTACCTTTATCAAAAATACTATCGCTATTCCAACTTGTTTTAACGTAATCAATTACTTTTGCTTTTGCTAATTCAAAATATATTTTTATCATAATTTACCTTTTGGTGGGTTGTTTTTATTGTCAAAGTCTATAGCTGCCTTTAAGATGAATTTATCCATCATACTATCTTGGTTCTCTAGCATTTGCTTTTGCAAGTTAATTACCATTTCTTCAAGATTGTCTTTAGCAGCTATTAATAATTCTATTTGGTTTTCTTTCTTTTCTAAATCCTGCTTTAAAGAATTTATGTCATCAGGTTTACTTCCTGTAATTGTAGCTACTGTAATACCAATAGAAGCACTTATAGTACCTATTAACATCATTACAACTTCCTTGTTGGTGTCAAGTACAGGAAACTGAATTAAGGCTATTATAAGTCCTATAACAAAAAGAAATATAAATAAGCTACCTACATAACTTCTTATCTCCCTCGCTACTCCATTCTTTGGTAACTTCATTTTTTTAGTTTTTTATAAATACTAATTAAAGTATAGCCAATAGCTAATATAAGTGATACAGTTTGTAATATTGGATTCGCTTCCGATACACTTAATCCAAGTGCAAATATATTAGTAAAGGCTATCTTTAAATCTTGCATTTTATTCGTCTATATTGTCTAGCGCTTCTTTTAAGGCTTTAACAAAAGCATCTTTCCCAAACGCTAATTGCTGTAAATTAAATTCAGAAGATTGTATCTTACGTTGCAAGTCTGAAATGTGGTTTACAATTGTTTGTTGTTCTTGTGTTAAGTCTTCAAAGAAATATTCTTTGTCATCAATAGTAATTGGTGTTTTTTCGTTTTTTGCCATTTTACTTAAATTTAAAGGTTAATTAATTATTTATTTGTGATTTTAATAATTCTATTTCTGCTTTTAGCTCTTGTATTGCACCTACTAATAAAGGCACTAGTTTACTTTGGTCTATACCTTGATAAACGGGTCTTGTTCCTATTACCGCTTCTTCAATAACATTTCCTTCGTCATCAAGAACCGCAGGAGTAACTTCATAATCTTCTACTGCATCTTTTTCTCCGCTAATAGCTTCAGGTACTACTTCGGCTACTTCGTGAGCTAAAAATCCGTCTACTGTCTTATCAGCATCTGCAATAAAGTTAAAGCGACTTGGTTTTAGCGCATCTACTCTGTCCAAAGCACCTGTTATAGGCACTACGTTTTCTTTTAGTCGGTAGTCAGAAGATGTGTTGTAAGCAGTTGAAGAACCACTTGTAGATATTGAACCTACTGCACCATTTGAATTTTTAAAAGTATAATGTGTTAAAGTTCCTGGACCATATTGTAAAGTTTCAACACAAACAACAGCAGCTCCGCCATCTATATTAAGATAAGCCCCTCCAGCGTATTGATTTACATTAATTTTCCCCCCACCTGTTACACGCATTCGTTCTGTACTGTTTGTATCAATTCTTATATCGCCATTTTCTCTATTGATTATATAGAAATCAAAACCATATTGTAATATATCAGTACCATTCAAAGCACCCGGACCAGTACTGTTATCTGTTAATTTAACTAAACTACCAAGAGGCGAATGAATATGAAGAACCCTATCGAAAGAAGCATTTAAAGCAGGACTATCAGTCCCTATTCCTACGTTGCCTGAATTTTCAATTCTAACCACAGGTGTAGGCGCAATATCAGCTTGAGCGGTATTCATTAGGATATCTAAGTGTTGTCTATAATCACTTGTTCCTACGGCTCTAATTATTGTCTTCGCATTCGTAGCATTAAATGCAGGAAACTGTAATTCTCTTGTGCCTCCTATTGAAGGAAGATTAAATGATACATTACCTGAAGAATCTATACGCATACGTTCGGTACCACCACCTGCCGCAAAAACAAGGTCATTTGTTGCTCTAACTCCAAAGTTAGTATTACCAGACAATGATAACGCATTAGCATTTCCAACAAAACCTATAGTTTCGTTTTGTCTTTTCCAGACCGCATAAGAACCATCTCCATCGCTTGAATTTATAGATATTGCATCTTGTTGCGCTCCAGCGTCTATACTTAATTTAGAAGAAGGACTATCAGTCCCTATTCCAACGTTGCCTCCACTTGTTATACGCACTCGTTCAGAAGTTCCTGAAGTAGTAAAAGTAATATATCCTGTTCCGTAGGTATTAAAGTTTAATGTTTGATTTAAGTTAAAAGTTTGAATACTTCCACCTGTAGCTGTTGCTGCTAAATCAACACCGTAAGTTTCATCAATAAAAGAAGCAACAACACCTCCTGTTGATTTTGTAAACTTCGTATATCCAGAACTATCTATACGCATTCGTTCGTTTGATGCTCCATTTGTTGCAAACGCTAATGCTTGGTTGCTTTCTGAATTTATAGTATTAACACCCCCATCACTTTCTACAGTAAATCCAATACCATAACCTGAATTATTGTGTAGTTCAGCAACTTTACCTGTTGTTCCAGATAACCTTATATCTAACTTAGCTGTAGGCGAAGCAGTCCCTATCCCAACGTTGCCTCCGTTATTAATCCAACTATCTTCATCTCCTTTAGAGGTTATCCTAACATCTTCATTAGTTCCTGAATCATAAAGGGACATAACTCCGTTATAACTCACTATGTGAGCCTTGAATCTTGGCGAGGTTGAATTTAACCCTGATACTATTTGGTCATTTGTACCGCTATTGCTTGTATCTACAACGTGAAGTTTAGCAGTAGCGTTAGTCAAGCCTATCCCAACGTTATTAGTAGTAGATTTTACATATAAAGTATCTGTGTCTACTATTAAATTACCTGTAATTGTAGCATTTCCTGAAATAGTACCCCCTGTTTTATCGTACTTGTCGTTTTGTAAAGCAGTAATATCTGTGTCGTTACTTGATATGTTTGTAGCGTTTGTTGTTATATTACTTGTATTAGTAGATATGTTAGAAGTATTCGTACTAATATTACTAGCGTTTGTTGCTATATCTGTTTCTGCTGCTGTTAAGTCAGCAATTAAAGGATAGTAAGCAGAATAATCGCCTTCATTAGCTAAAATAGCACCTAACCTACCAAATACAGTTGTTACAGCATCTGTGTTATCTATTTTCTCCCAAGCAACACCATTAGAAATAATCCAATCCCCAATAGCATAAGTAATAGTTTCATAAGTACCACCTACTGAAACAACATAATAATGTCCTTTAACAGTTGAAGCAGAAGGAAGCGTAGGGTCATCAGTACTTGCATCCCAAGTGCCTTGATATTCTACTTGTCCTACTACTGAATCAGGTAAGTTAGCGATTGGAATTTTAGCACCACTATCTAAAGGTGCATATCCGTTCGCTTGATTCTTTTCACTTATATCTTGTTTACCACTTTGTAGGTTGCTAATATCAGTATCATTACTTGCTATATTTGTAACGTTGGTAGCAATATCCGTAACATTAGTAGCTATATTAGATGCGTTAGTAGCAATATCGGTATCGTTACTTGATATATTTCCTTCAGCTGTTGTTAAGCGTGAATCTAATCCTGCAATATCAGTATCGTTGCTAGATATGTTAGCTGTGTTTGTTGCTATATTAGCAGCATTATTAGCTATATCCGTATCATTAGAATCTATTTGACCTTGTAAAGCAGTATCTGCACTACTTCTAGTACTAGCTTCTGTGTCAATATTACCTTGAAGTGTATTGTCGTTAGCAAGTCTAGTAGTTGCTTCTGCATCTATATTAGACTGTAAAGTGTTATCGTTTGCTAATCTTGTTGCAGCTTCACTATCTATATTGGTTTGTAAAGTAGTATCAGCACTTCCACGTGTAGTAGCTTCTGCATCAATATTTGTTTGTAGTGTTGTATCTGCTGCAATTCTAGCAGTTTCTTCTGTTGTGATACTAGCTGTATTAGTGTCTATATCAGCTTCTGCTGTTGTTAATCTTGTGTCTAAAGATGAAGTGTCAATAGTAATAGTTTGGCCATTAGCAGTAGTCTGAACACCGTTAGTACCAACTAGGTTTAACGTTTGACTATCCAACTCAACAGCACCAGTACCGCTATCCCCTGTAAAGTCTAAATCTTGCGTGTCCGCAGTGTCATACAATTCTGTAAAGTTTTCGTTTACTTTAGTAAATGCAGTTCTTAATGGGTCTCCTGTACCGTCGTTGGGTGTAGTACCAATATTAATTATTTCTTGTGCCATAATTTATTATTCGTTTTATTAGATATTTTTTTTAAATATTTTTCTAATCTAATTATATTAATTTCTTTTGGTTTGTATTTGTTTACAGTACCCATCCTTCAAAATTTGCATCTTTGTCAGGATATACATCCTCATTATTATTTGTGTAATATTCAGGAAACTTTGAACTTGCATTAAAACTCATATAGGAAATAAACCTATCTGTATAATATTGTGCTGTATCTCTTTCTTTTTCAATTAAAAAATCTACTTCTTCTTTTGATACATTTTCAGCATTTTCAGAACTATGTTTAAATACGCCTTTATTAGCTACCGTATAAGCTGCAAAAGGTAAATATTCTACCATTGCCCAATGTATTAACATAGGCTTTATATACGTTGTTACAAGGCTTAAATAATCCCCTGTCAAAGTACTATTAGTAATTTTATTTTGAATAGACAAAAGTAATTCAGTACCAATATAATTTTGAATATGTATATCTTGTGCAATTTTCACATACTGAATAAACTTGTCTGTATCAACATTTCCGTTCATTGCAGTAAACTTAATTACATCTTTTCGTGTTATTAGTATTGCTTCTGCCATTTCTTATTTATTTACAAATCCTTGATTAGGCATATCCTTTGGTTTAGTAGATACCAATGAAGGTTCTTTCTTTTTATTTGGTGGTTTAATTCCTTCGTTTTTTCTTTGTTGTTTATATACTGGTTTTGTTTTTGGACTATTAACATCAGGCTTTACACCTTCTTTTGCCATATATGTTTTACGCATCCAAAAATGATGACAAGCACCACCGCCTTTATAAAGCCAAATATCATAAGTAGCTGCACCACCTTTACCCCAACCTGCATTTACTGCTTTAGTACTCATTTGAGTAATATCTTCTTTTCGATATATTTTTTTGGCAGCTACCATCTTTCTACAAAAATCCCTTGAATTATTGCTTACCGCTAAAGGTGCATATTGATAACGAACAATAAATTTATTATTGTTTTTTGTTTCCCCATCTAAATCACTTTTAGCGTTTGGTCTTGCAGTTCCTGTTGAAGCTAAACCAATCATTTTATCTAATGCTTCTTCTTGGTCGTAATCTACTTCACGTTCATCTAATAATTCCCAATTTTCTAAATCTTCTTCTTCTCCAAAATCACTAAGTAAATCAAACATTTCATTGTCATCAAAACTTTCTTCTTTAGATAATGTTAATTCATCTTTTACACCTGTTTCTTCTTCACGTGCTTCATCAGTAATAGCATTATCAGTTTCAATAAATGCTAAAGGTTGTAAAGTCTTAAAGTAAAGTTTTAAACTAATCCCATTAACCGCCAAAATATCGTCTAGGGCATCACAAATTAGTTCTTGATAGGGTTTTATAGTTATATTGTCAAAAAGTAGCGCAGCGGTCTTTATTTCATCTGCATTTGAGCCTAAACCATTGTTTTCAGTTCTAATTCCTAACAACAAGGGTGATGTTACTCTATGTGCTACAATTAACTTATTAGAACATTCATTTGAAAGGTACTCGTAGTGTTGAGGTGCATCATTTAATGGAATGTCATCAACAGTAGTTTTAGATTCTGCATTATTATTAAATGCAATTACTACTTTTTCTCCACGTGCGCCTGTCAATTTACGCATTACATCGTTCTTGACTTGTATTTGTTTCTCTTTGTCAGGTACACCATTGTTAAAGTTTACTACCTTTGTACCACTAAATCCATTTTGTACATCATTAATAAGGTAATCAGATACTTCACTTTCTAGTTCTGCATAAGCTAAACCACCTTGATAATCCACAGGACAATAATAATCATATCCTGAAACATATTTTTTAATAATTTTTATTTCAGGTTCAGTACCATTACCAAATCCAAATGCCGCTATTCTTTTAGGTTTATCACTTCTTTTTAGTTTTGCCCAATCGTGATAATAATAGTATGCTTCTATTTGTCCATCTTCATTACATTTTTCTGCTCGTAATGTTTGTCTTGGAAAATGCTCTCCTTTTACTACTTTTTTATCTTTGTAAAGAACCTGTATAGAACCTTCTCCTAATAATTTTAAATCAAGTGTTATTTTTCTTAAACAACTATCAGAAAATATAGAACGCATTGAAGCGTATTCATTTGGTTTTCTATTACTATCTAGTGCATCTAATCCTTTACCATAAATCATATTACTAACACCATTAATAATAGCATTGTTAGTTGTTGAATTAGTGTAAAGTTCAATTAAGTAAGAATAGTAATCGTTATCTTCTCCATAATCTACCCAATCACGATTTTTATCTTCGCTGATTTTAGGTCTGTTATATGAAGCTAAATTAACTATGTGTAAATTATCCATTATAAGGTAATAAATTCGTTATCTGTATCATTAAAAATATATTCGCCTTGATTAACTGTATAAGCAGCTACATCTGTTTGATTTGTGCAAAATATTTTATCTTTATATATAGTTTCAATCCCTGTTATTTTTAAGGTATAAGAAATGTCTTGCTTTAATGGTAAAACAGCATTATAAGTACTATAATATGAAGTATCCATTATTTGGTCGCTATAAACGTTGTAAACATCTGTATTTGTTGTTTCATTTCTTATAGCAATATTATACCCAATTTGGTCTACGGTCAATATTGTGTTATCTGCTGTAATTAAAGTACTATCAGCAGCAGCTACTTGACCAATATTTAGTTTTCTTGGTATAAACTTAATCGTTTGCGCTAAATTAGTTTCTTTTAATACTATCATATATATACAATAATATTATTTGTTTTTTGTTATTTATAAGACATAAAAAAGGGTAGCATATAGCCACCCTAATTTATCAAAATGAAATTCTTTTTTACCCTTGTTAATAGAACAAAAGTAATTTTTACCCTTGTTAAGAATTTGTACCTTCTGTTACTGTTACAGTTGCACT